TGCTCCAGACGTATATAGAACTCGTGGTCTAAAATAGAACTAAATAAAGAAAAAACGGTTGTATAAAATGCCTGCTATCATAACTGAACAATTTAGGGTGATGAATGCTGAAACCTTTGTAAAAAGTCTAGTTTCAGTTGGTAATACTGCAAATAATTATTATACCTTTATTGGTCAACCAAATAGTTTAAATCCACAGGCAGGTGGATCTGCTATTTGGGGTGATGGATTGACTCCATTGGACGGATTTGACGAAGAAAATCAGGTCAAAGAAACCATCATTGCTATGAAAAAAATTACAAATGAAGATGTAAGGAGGATGATTAGAAAAGTCCAGTGGACTTCTGGAACAACTTATGAAATGTACAGACATGATTATTCAATTTATAAGAAAACTCCAGTAACGAATCAACCAAGTTTATACGAATCAAATTTTTATGTAATTAATGAAGATTTTAGAGTTTATATTTGTCTTCAAAATGGAACTGATCCAGAAAACCCAAATGGAAGACCATCATTTGACCAACCAACATTTATTGACTTAGAGGCAAGACCAGCAGGAACAAGTGGTGATGGGTATATTTGGAAATATCTATTCACAATTAAACCATCTGAAATTGTGAAATTTGATTCTATTGAATTCATTCCAGTCCCAGAAAGTTGGGGAGAAGTTGGTGAGACTATTGCAACAAAAAATAATGCAGTTAATGGTAAAGTTGAGATTGTTACTATCACAGATAGAGGAATAAATTATCAACCCATTTCAAAATCATTTACAAATATTCCAATTCTTGGTGATGGAGTTGGAGGAAAGGCAACAATAACAGTAGATTCTTTTGGAAAAGTGTCTGAAGTCTTTGTTACAGATGGTGGATCTGGTTACACAAAAGGTATTATCAAATTCCAACCTGGTGCTCCTGGAATTCCATCAGAATTGTCAAATGATGGAAGAATTGCGACATTTGATGTTATTATTCCACCAAAAGGAGGACATGGATATAATATTTACAGAGAACTTGGTGCATATCGAGTGTTGGTTTATTCCAGATATCTAACCGATGAACAAAATCCAGATATTATTCTTGGAAACGATTTTGCCAGAATCGGAATTATAAAAAATCCAACAATTTTTGGTAGTGATACAGAAAGATTGAGTTTAGGGCAGGTAAGTGCTTTAAATTCTATAAAACTTTCTGGATTAACAACTCAAACTACATATCCAGTAGACTCTGTAATTAGGCAAACAATTGGTACAGGTATGACAGCAATTGGATTTGTTGCTTCTTGGGATAATGTAACTGGTGTTTTAAAATATTATCAACCAGTTGGTCTTGCTACAGTTGGTGTTGGATACAGAATTTATGGATTTACCTCATCTGCTATTGCTGGTGGTTCGTATACAATAAATTGTCCTAATATTGTTGGTCCAGCATTATCAATTGATAGAAACTTTACGGGTATTAGTACAGTAATAAATAGTAGGACATACCAGTTGGGAAGCAATTTTGTTGCTGGAATATCATCGGCAGAATATAACAAAAAATCTGGTGATATAATTTATATCGATAACAGAAAGGCAATTCCAAGATCAGCAAGCCAAAAAGAAGATATTAAAATCGTATTGGAGTTCTAAAGAAAAATGCCTCAGAATACTAATTTAAATGTATCTCCATACTTTGATGATTTTGATCCAAAGAAAAATTATCAAAGAGTTCTATTTAAACCAGCAACTCCAATACAAGCAAGAGAATTAACTACACTACAGACAATTCTCCAAAATCAAATTGAGAAGTTTGGACAGCACTTCTTCAAAGAAGGTGCAATGGTTATTCCTGGACAAATTTCTTATGATTCAAATTATACTTGCGTCCAGATTGACGAAACTCATCTTGGGATACCAGTATCTTTGTACATTAGTAGTTTAGTTGGAAAATTAATTAAAGGTGAATCTAGTGGTGTAACTGCAAAAGTAGAAAATTATATTTCAAATTCAACTTCAGATAGAAAAAACTATACTCTTTATATTAAGTACCAAAGTTCAAGTGACACTAATTTTTCAACCAATACATTTATTGATGGTGAAAATTTACTAGCAGTTAATGATATAACTTATGGAATTTCTGCTATTAGAGGTGGTTCTTCTTTTGCTACTTCAATTATCTCAAATTCAACTGCTATTGGTTCCGCAGCAAAAATAGCATCTGGTGTATATTTTATTCGTGGTTTCTTTGTGACTGTAGAACCACAAACTGTAATATTAGACCAATACTCAAACTCACCTTCGTATAGAGTTGGATTACTTATTAATGAAGAATTAGCAGTAGCATCAAACTCGTATAATGATTTGTTTGATAATGCTCAAGGATTTTCTAACTTTTCTGCACCTGGTGCAGATAGATTAAAGTTTGATGTAACTTTAATTAAGAAAGAGTTAAGTGATTTTAATGATGAAAATTTTGTAGAATTACTACGTGCAGAAAAAGGTGTCCTACAAAAATTTGTCAAAACTACTAATTATGATTTAATTAAGGATGAACTGGCAAGAAGAACTTATGATGAGTCTGGTGATTATTATGTAAGACCATTTAATATTTCACTAAAAGAATCTTTAAATGATCAAATTGGCAACAACGGTTTGTTTGTAGAAAATCAACAAACAAAGCAAGGCAATGTACCAAATGATTCTGTAGGTTGTATATTAGTTTCACCAGGAAAGGCAGTTGTAAGAGGATACGACATTGAAACTATTGATACTACTATTGTAGATTTTCAAAAACCAAGAACTACAGAAAAAGTAGTCAATCAATCCATACCATTCAGTGTTGGTAGACAAATTTTAGTAAATAATGTTTTTGGTTCTCTTCCTGTTGGTTTTGGGTCTACATCTCAAATTTCTCTTTATTCTGGAAGAACACAAACTCCTGGTCTTGCGTCTGGAGAAAAAATTGGTGTAGCAAGAGTTTATGATTTAAAACTAAGAAATGCTGGATATGCAAATACATTAAGTGAATTTGATTGTTCACTTTATGATATTCAAACATATACAGTTATAGAATTAAGTGCTTCAATAACTTTAAGTGCATCCACATTTATTGAAGGAAAGTATAGCTCTTCTAGTGGATATGTTGTTTCTGATGTAATCAATTCAAATATAGTTAAATTATATCAAGTTTCTGGTTCTTTCAAGCAAGATGAAGGTTTAATAATTGACGGCATAGAAGATGGAAGAGTCATAACAAGAGTTAGGGATTATAATCTAACAGATGTTCATCAAATTGTTGGTATAAACACTGCTGCTGGAATTGGTTCTTTTACTGCTGATCCAATTTTAAACAAAAAAATATCCCTAACAGAATCTGGTGTTCAATATACTATCACTAGTGGGGCATCAGGAATCAGTACAGTAACAACTTCAACTAACAATTTTTATGTTGGTATAAAAACTGGTGATATTGTTTCTTATACAAAGCAAGGAAATGTTGTACCAACCTACAATGAAGTTGTAAGTATTGATACTTCAGAGAAAAAACTAATTTTAGTACCAACCAATACAGTTCCTGGTGTTTCTGATGGAACATTACCTTCTACTGTAATTACTGCCAATGACTTCAAAAAAGTGACATTAGATGTTTTAAATACATCTAATGCATTCTTGTATGCTAAACTTGGCAATAATAATATTTCCAATTTAGACTTAAGTTCATCAGATATTTCTATAAGAAAATCATATGTCATTACAGTAGTCAGCAATTCATTTAATGGTAATCTGGAAACAAACGTTGACCTAACTTTAGAACCATTTGACGAAGAAGATTACAGTCTTTCATATGTTTCAAATGGAAATATAGAATCTCTGGATAATCAAAAAGTCTATGTTTCTGGAAGAACTGTTAGCTTAGTTAATCTAAGTCAAAATGGACAAGCAATATTAACCGTAACATATAAAAAAGTAAATACAAAACTAAAGAAAAAACTATTCAACAGATGCTCAAGCATAATTATTGATGGTTCATCGTTAATTTCGTCTGGAATTGGAAAAACTACATTAAATGATGGTCTTACTTACAGAAAACCATATGGTCTTAGAGTTCAAGATAAAGCAATATCTTTAAATGTTCCAGATGTTGTTAACATTCTTGGAATTTATGAATCTTCAACAACATCAGAACCATCACTTCCAAGAATCTATTTCACATCTTTAAATTCAAGTTTAAATAACTTCATAAAAGGTGAAAGAATAATTGGAAGTACCAGTGGTGCTGTTGCTGCTTATGTTGGAAATGATGGAGTAAACAGCATTGAGATTGTTTACTTAAATGAAAATAGATTTTCATTAGGTGAAAGAGTAACATCTTCAGAGACCAATATCTCTGGTACTATTAATGCTGTTTCCATTGGTGATAAAAATATTAATAAAAGTTATATTTAATAACTATACAATTAATTCTTCTGACCCTGGTGATTTTGTTTCTGCAGATTCATTTGATAAAGATAGATACAGTAAAGACGTACCAATTATCGATGGATACAGAAACACTGATATTATTGATTTAAGACCAAGAGTTTCGCAATTTGATGCTTCAACTGCTACAAAATCTCCTTTTGAATATTCATCTAGAAGATTCTCATTAAATGCAAATGCATCAAATCATATTTTCACTAAAGATAAGACAATAAATCTTTCTTACAATTATTATCTACCAAGAATAGATAAACTGTTCCTAACTAAAGAAGGAACATTTATTATTAATAATGGTGTTCCATCAAATTCCCCAAAGGCACCAAACAATTTAGATTCTGCATTAGAGATTGCAACTTTCTACTATCCACCATATCTTTATGATATGAAAGATGTTAGAGTTTCTCTTTCCAGTCACAAGAGATATACAATGAAAGATATCTCAAGACTTGAAAATAGATTATCAAACGTAGAATATTATAGTTCACTGTCTCTACTAGAAACAGATACTAAAAATCTTTCTATCAGAGACCCACAAACTGGTCTTGATAAATTCAAATCTGGATTTTTTGTAGATAATTTTAAATCATATAATGGTGGAGACATTGCAAATCAATCATATAAAGCAAGTGTAGACACAGCACTCGGTGTTCTAAGACCCCAACATTATACAACTTCCGTTGATTTAATACTTGGGTCTGAGGCAGTCATTGGTATTGGAACAACATCTAATCCAAATGTGGATTTAAGATTTGCTAATGATCTTGGTTCCAAAAATGTAAAACGTATCGGTGATATTGTTTGTTTAGATTATACTGATGTAGTTTATACAGAAAATAGATTTGCAACTAGAACAGAAAATGTAAATCCATTTAATACCCCAAGTTGGATTGGAACTATTGAATTGAATCCATCTACAGACACTTGGATAGAAACAAGAAAAACTGAAAGAACTCAGGATGTAGAGGGAAATTATAATACAGCAATTCAAATGCTTGGAGTTGATACCAATACTGGTCTATCTCCAATTAATTGGAATGCATGGGAAACAAACTGGACAGGAACTTCAACCGTTGAAGGTCCTGTAATCACACAGATACAAAATCCATCAACTTTATTATCTTCAACAACAGTATCTTCTGGGGATGTAATTACAACTACTGATATTTTCCAAGATTCCTTAACTCAATTTAGAAATAATACAGTAACAACAAGAACAGAACAAACTAGGCAGGGTATACAATTTGGAGTCAGTGAAAGATTTGATACAACTAGTCTTGGGGACAGAGTTGTATCTAGAGCAATCCTAACCTTAATGAGGTCTAGAAATATTGAAATTTTAGCAAGAAGATTAAAACCATCAACAAGATTCTACGCATTCTTTGACAATAGGGACATGACCACATTCATGGTCCCTAAACTTCTTGAAGTTAGAATGACTAGCGGAACCTTTATTGAAGGTGAAACTATAACTGGATTTATGCCAGTCACTGGAGTAAATCGTGCAATTACATTTAGACTTGCTAAGCAAAATCACAAATATGGACCTTACAATCAACCAACAGAATTCTATAAGGAAAATCCATATAATCCAACAAGTTCATTGTCTGGTTCATATTCATCAACAACAACTATTTTAAATGTTGATACTGCTAGTTTGGAAAACCAAGCAGATTCAAGATTCTTTGGATCTGTTGCACCTTCAATGCAACTAGTTGGAGCATTGAGCAATGCGATTGCAACAGTAACAGACATTAGACTTGTTACCGATTCCTCTGGAACATTTATTGGAGCTTTATTCATTCCAGATCCAACCATTCCATCAAATCCAACATTTGAATCTGGAACAAAAACATTATCATTGACCACAAGTTCAACCAATTCCACTATTGGTGGTTCCGTTGATAGTATTGCTGAAGCAAACTTTACTTCTAGTGGAACAGTAGATAATGTAGAAAGTTTGACTTTAAGAGTAAGAAATGCTGATATTGAAAGAAATATTAGAACAGATTCTAGAACTTTAACAGAAACTGAAGACAGACTTGTTGCAAATACAACTCTTACAAATAGATCAGTAATATCAACTAGAGTAATTCAGAGAAGATGGGTAGACCCACTTGCCCAAACATTTGAAGTAAATGATAACAATGGTGTATTCATAACCAAATGTGAAATTTTCTTCAGAACTAAAGATGAAGCAAATATTCCTATAACTTTACAATTAAGAACATCATATCTTGGTTTACCATCACAGGAAATTCTTCCATTTGGTGAAGTTGTTTTAAATCCAGATCAAATTACAATTTCTGAAGATGCTTCTGTCTCAACAACATTTACTTTCCCTGCTCCCGTATTCTTAGAAAGTGGCAATGATTATGCTATCGTATTGATTTCCAATTCAAACTCATATAATGTTTGGATTTCAAGAATGACTGAAGTTGATGTATCGACAATCAATAAACCAGAAGCAGAAAAAATCATCGTTTCCCAACAACCAACTCTTGGTTCATTGTTTAAATCGCAAAATGGTGCTACATGGGAACCATCGCAATTGGAAGATCTAAAATTCATTCTACATAGAGCAGAATTTACTTCAACCACTGGAAGTTTCCGATTCTACAACCCCGATTTAGGTGTAGGAAATAGACAAATTGCTTCTCTAAGACCAAATCCAATAGTTGCATATTCTAAGAAAATTCTAGTCGGTCTTTCGGGAACATTATCTACTTACGATATTACCAATTTAGTACCTGGAACAACAATATTGCAATCCAACTATCCTAATTTCTCTGGAAAGTTGTCAAGTATTGTAGGTGCTGTAGGAATTAACTCAAACCTCAGCATAACGAATCCTGGAGTTGGATATACCGAAAATACAGTATACAATAATCTTCCATTAACCACATTATCGGGTAGAGGTTCTGGTGCTAAAGTTAATTTAACTATCCAATCTGGAGTTGCAATTGCAGCAACAGTATCTATTGGTGGAACAGGTTATGCTATTGGTGATACATTAACTGTTCCAAGCAGTCAAACTGGTGGATTTGGTAGAAATTTGGTATTGACAATTCCGAATTTAGTTGGAATCATTTCATCATTCAATTCATTGATTATAGATCAAGTTCAAGATGAAATCAATACATCGAACGTTGCTAATGAGATTTCTTATGTAAATCCAAGCAATGGAATATCAACGATTTCAAATGGACTCGTAAATTACTCTGAACTTTTAACTGATGGATTACATTTCAAAGTAAATCACAACAATCATGGAATGTATTCTGATACTAACCTGGTTACTCTTTATGGAATTGAATCAGATGTACCTCCACAAAAATTAGTAAGTGACTTCAATCAGGCTGCAACTGGAAGTATCCAAGTATCTTCTGTTGGAATCTTTACTAGTTTTGAAAATATTGGGATATCATCGGACAATCCAGGATATATCAAGGTAAATAATGAAATAATCAGATACACTGGATATGACTCTGATGCAAATACTCTTACTGGTATAACTAGAGGAATTGATATCGACAATCCTGGTGTTTTTAATGTCACAGTTATACCGTACCACTTCTCTGGCTCCCCAGTATTTAAATATGAGTTTAATGGTATTTCTTTGAGAAGAATAAATCGAACACACTCATTTGCGGATGTAGATACCAATAAATATCCAATCACTCTAGATAGTTATCATATTAAAGTAAAAACTGATGAGAAAGGAAAAGATAGAAGATTTGGTCCACCACAATTATTCTTTAGTGAAACAAAGACAGGTGGAACATATGATTTAAATGTTGGTTCATCTGGAGCAAATACTATTTCTGGACCAAAGGCATCTCAAAATATACAATTTGATAGTTTAAGACCAAATATTCAATCACTTCTTCCAGAAACAACATCACTTGATGCAAAAATTAGAACAGTGACTGGAAAGAGTGTAAATGGGACTGAACTACCATTTAGTGCCAGAGAATTTGAATCAATATCATTGAATTCAAATAATTACTTTGATAATCCAAGAATTATTGCATCAAGGGTCAACGAAGTTGCAAATCTTCAGAGCTATCTTGGATATAAGTCCTTTGTTATGGAAATGACTCTTTCCACTAGTGATACTAAAGTTTCACCAATTATAGACTTGGATAGAGTTAATATTATTACAACAATGAATAGACTTGATAGACCAGTTGCAAATTATGTAACTGATCCTAGAGTTAATAGTCTTTATGATGATCCAACTTCTGCAATTTATATCTCCAAAGTAATTAGATTGCAAAAAGGTGCAGATAGTCTCAAAGTTTACTTTGATGCTTATAGAGATGTTTCAAATGAAATTATAGTAATGTATCGATTGTTGAGATCTGACACTCCAGATGACCAACAACTATTTGAATTGTTCCCTGGTTTCAGAAATGTAGATTTAAATGGCAATGTGATTGATCCAAAAAATAATGATGGTACTCCAGATATTAATGTTTTACCTTCTTCTTCCGAATCGGAATATAGAAGTTATGAATATACTGCTAAAGACCTACCATTATTCAATGGGTTCCAAATAAAAATTATCATGGCAGGAAAAAATCAATCAGTTGTACCAAAAATTAAAGATCTAAGAGCAATCGCAGTATTATGATACCCATAAAAGATAGTAATGGTCTCTTTAGAGATGAAGAGACCAATGCAGTTTTGAATTGCAATGAACACGAATACAATGAGTATATGAAAATAAAAAATAGAAAAATACAAGAACGGGAAGAATTGGATAACATAAAATCAGATATCCAAGAAATAAAAGATTGCCTAAAATTATTGGTAGAAAGGATAAATAACTAAAAAGTAACTTCTTGCAATGTCTGCTAAGATTATAAATCTCGTTTTAGAGCAAGGTGCAGATTTTCAAAGTACCTTTACGATTTATAATGAAAATGGTTCAAGATTGAACTTATTCAACTATACTGCAATAAGTTATATCAAAAAGAGCCCTTATTCATCAAAAACATATCCATTTACTATTTCTTTTCCCGATAGAACACAGGGAAAAATAATGGTTTCAATGGCAAAAACGGAAACTTCACTAATGGAAGGTGGAAGATATGTTTATGATGTTGTAATTACATCTCCATCAAATTATAATACAAGAGTTGTTCAAGGAAGTCTTTTAGTTACTCCTGGAGTTAGTATATGAGCAACTACGATGTAGTAGTATCGTCTCCTAATTTTAATGTCAATTTGGTCCAAGAGGACCAATATAACATTGGTGTAAATTATGAGGCACCTCTAAGAAGTATTCAATATACTAATTTGATATTGGATAATATATCATTACAATTTAATGGGTCTACTACATCTTTTTTATTGACAGTAAATGGTCAACCATATACACCAGCGAATGAGCAACAATTAGTAATTTCAATTAATGGAATAGTTTTAAGACCAATCGTTGATTATCAAGTATCTGGAAATACTTTATATTTTACAAATCCACCAGTATCTGGATCAAATTTTTCTGGAATAGCTCTACAAACAACGGCAGATTTAACAAGAACCATTGTTTTTATGGTTGATAATGGGTCTCAGGACATTGCTCCAGGAAATAAAGGATATTTAACTTTAGATGTGACTGGGACTTTAGAATCATGGACAATATTATCAGAAACAACAGGAACAATAGCATTTGACATTGAAAAATCATCTTATACTAATTTTCCGAATAATTTTTCTTCTATTGTGGGAAATGAATACCCCATCCTAAATAATCAAAATAAAAATAAAGACGATAATCTTACAACATGGTCAAAAACATTAGAACTTGGTGATGTTTTAAGATTTGAAGTATTGAGTTGTGTCGGAATACAAAGGTGTTCCGTATTTTTGAAACTAAAAATTTGATTTTTAGTAATATATAAATAAGAATATAAAGTAATTTATAACGAGTCAGGAGACATTATCAATGGCACTATTAGTTCCAGATTGTGGCGAACTTCAATCCCTAAGATATCTTGTAAATAGTAGTCACGAAATTCCAAGGAATTTAATTCTTAAATTATATTCAAGTGACACAACCCCAGCGGAATCTGATGTTCCTGCTCAAAATAAGTTTTATGAACCATATGATGCTTCTGGCAACATTGGTTATGGAACTGACCCATCCAATGGATATCCAAGAGTAATCAATAATAGATTTGATCAAGACTATACAGAACAATTTGGCATTCTGCTAAATGGAAACTTGTGGAATGTTAGAACAATCACCACTCCAATTGTTACCACAAACGGTTCTGGAACTGTAAACCAGTACACAATTACTGTATCATCAACAACAAATATTGCAGTTGGTCACTACGTTTCTGGTGGTGGTGTTGGAACTCGTGCTACAGTTGCTGCTATTGATGGAAATACAATCGTTCTTACTGTTCCAAATACAGGAACTTTCCTAAACCAATCATTGGAATTTGGTAGAGGAACAACTACTGCTTCATACCCAGAGCAAACATTTACATTCAGCTCTGCTGCCAATAACCAGTATGGTTACTACTTGGTAAGAGCAAATAATATGCCTGTTGAAATTCATGGGGTTCAAGATGCTGCAACTGTTTCAACTGCTGTAGCAGTAGCAAAAACCCAAACAACAGGAACCATTGGTAGAAACTATATTACCTTATTTGATAAGAAATATAGTCCAACTGGTGTTGGTTCAACTGGTTCATTTGTAGTTGAAGTTGATGCTCCAACTGGAATCACCACTAACCAAAGAGTAGTTGGTACTGGAATCGCACCAAACGCAAGAGTTGTTGGTGTTGCTGGCACAAATACTATTGTATTAGATAAAGGAAATACAACAACAGTAGCTGGAATCGTTACATTTACAGAAAATGTTGGAGAAAACATCACTGTAGGTATGGCAGTCACTCATGGAAACGTTGTTGGGGAAGTTAATGCACTCCCAGAAGGAACTTTAGTAACTGGTTTTGATGAACGTGAAAGAATTGTTTACCTAAGCAACAACCTGGTAAATAACATTCAGGCTGCTACTGGTGCTACTGTATTCTTCAACTGCAGCCAAGTAACTGCACCAAGTCACGGACTAGTTCCTGGAGATGTAATTTATATCGCAGCAGGAACAGGAAATACAACAACTGCTTCATCAACATATACAATCTTTGAGACTGTTGGAACAGACGTATTCAGAACGACTCCAGCACTTGCTGGTGTTGGAAGTGCTACTCTTTACAGTAGCATCATGTTTGCTGAAAGATTTACAAACGGTCCTTACAACATTCAGAACAACGGAGACCAAATTAAGGTTACTCTAAATATCAGCCTCGACTGATTTTTCAAAATTATATCTTTATTATGGAGGGGTTGCAAAAGTAATCCCTCCTATTTTTTTAAGGTAGGAGATTAATATGACATTACGTTATGTCGGTCCAAATTATACCTTCGAACAGCAACGTGTTGAGATTAATAATCTTGCACTAGACGTTGTTGGGTTGGGAACTCCTACTTATGTTATTACTGCTGGTTATGCAGCAACCTCTGGAGTATCTACAAGTGTCATAGGTGGTATCAGTTCAGTCACTCAACTGCAAGTCACTGGTTTTTCTACATTCACTGGGTCCGTAAGTTTTGGGACTTCTGCTTACTTTGCAGACAATGTGTTTGGATATTTTGGTAATAGTGGTGATTTGTATATTGGACACAATGGATCCATAAGTGCTATTGCAGATTCTGGAACTGGTGATCTTTATATTGCTGGTGATAATAGTTTAATTATCACCGATCTTTCATATACTGAGAATAAAGCAAAATTTAATACTAATGGTTCTGTAGAACTTTATTTTGATAACTCTAAAAAGTTTGAAACTCTTGGCACTGGTGTAACAGTCACTGGAACTACTTTTACAAATCAGTTAAGTGTTTCTGGTGCCACAACAATCACTGGTAATCTCAATGCACCTGGAAATTATTATGTAAAACTTGCAAGAACAACAGATCAAACTGTTACTACAGGTGTTGACACTTTAATTGTTTTTACTGCAACAAGTGATAGTAATGGTTGGTACAGTGGAATTACAACTCGTACCACACCAACCGTTGCAGGAACTTATCGTGTTGATGCAATGATGAACTGGCAAGCAGGAACTGTAACAAATAATCAATCAAATATTCAACTAAGAAAAAATGGAACTACATTTGCATTACATCAAGTTGGGATAACAACTTTTTCATATAGTCAAACTGTCTGTGGAATTGTCACAATGAACGGAACAACAGATTATATTGATTTTACAGTTTATACTTCAAATCCAACCAGTCAAACTGTTAGAGGAACTGTTGATGGTTCATGGACGAAGATGGAGGTGTTTAAAATTAACTGATGGCCATATTCTCCTATACAACTGGATCTGACAGCCATAGGATTAGTCGTTATGCTAATGAAATCATTAGCAACTACTCCTCAGTTTTGTTGTCGGATTTTACTTTTATAGGAGATCCAGACTTTAAAATTTCTTCCCATTCAGAAGAACTAGAAGAACAAAGAGCATATTCATATAATGAATCTGCCATTGTTTCATTTGAGAGTGAAGATTATGGTCTAATTTCGGATTTAGTTTCATATTATGATGATTTTGGTGACGTAACTGATTCCATAGTAAGTCGTTCTCAAATTTTCGATTACGGTACAATTACAATTATATCGGCATCGACACCATTTGGAAAATTATCTATTTCTACAGAGTTTGCAGATGTAAGTCTGGTAAGGAATAGTGTTGGTGGTTTAACTTTCCTTGTCAGTGGAAAGGCAAAAATTTACGTATTACCAATACATATTGGTTCAGGAAGAATTCGACCATTTGGATATTCTCAAAGCACCAGAACTGCGTATCAGTATGGTTCTGGTGCTTTGTTTGGATTCAATGGAGCAGCAAAATCTACAACAAATACACCACCAGAAGCAAAACTCCGCATTCGTGTTTTTGGTGGTGCTTTTGATGCATTCTCAAGAGGAAATTATTCCAGCACTGGACTATTCTCTGCATTTACTGGTGCTGGACTATCAAGAGTTATCATTACGAAGTCAGAAACAAATATCTTTAGATTCTCTGGTTCTGCTACAGAAAAGAATGGAGAATCTTATGTTGGTTCTGGTTCCCTATTTGGATTCGTTGGACATGCAGAAAGAGTAACTTATGACTATAATGAATCATCAGTAATAAGACCAGAAGGACTTGATTATGGATTTGTTACCGATAATTACACTTCTGAAGATGACTTTGGACTAATAAGTGAAGAACCAAGTCCACAAAAACCATGGAATAAGATTGATTATGGTTATATTACCGATAATGATACAAGATTACCATTTGGTAAGTTAAAATTAAGTTCCGATACTGGAATTGTATTCTCACCAAATCAAACTACCACTGGAACAATTTCCATATTTGGAAATGCTCGTTTATTCATTTTACCAAAACACATTGGTGTTGGAAAATTCACTATATTTGGAAACTCAGAACCAAAAGCATCTTTATCACAAATTGGTTCTGGTTCACTATTTGGATTTGTTGGGACAGCAATATCAAAAGCAACTGCAGAAAAAACAGAAATCAAAAAATCGGATATTAAGATTTCTGGTTCTGCTGGTCAATCTATCGTTCCTGCACCACATATTGGTTCTGGAACATTATATGCATTTACTGGTTCTGGAGAAGCAAGAGCACTAGTAAAATCAACAACAGGTCTATTTAAATTCTTTGGTTCTGCAGTCCAGAAGAATGCAGAATCCTATATTGGTTCTGGTTCACTATTTGGATTTGTTGGTCATGCAGAAAAAGTCACTTATGACTACAACGAATCTTCTGTAGTAACTATTGATGGACTTGATTATGGATTTGTTGCTGATAATTATACTTCTGAAGATGATTATGGATTCATAAGTGAACCAACTAATTATGGTCAACAAAAAGTTAATTATGGTTATATTACTGACAATGAAAATATCTTCCCATATGGAAGATTTAGATTTAGTGATAATAAGGCATCAGTACAAGCAGCACTATCTCATGTTGGTTCTGGAACATTATATGCATTTACTGGTGCTTCAGAGACAAGACTATCTGCACAAGAAACAACTGGACTATTCAAGTTCCTTGGTTCTTCCCAGTTAAAAGCATCTCTATCTCATGTTGGTTCTGGTTCACTGTTTGCAATTGTTGGTGGTCAAGAATCTATTACTCAAGAACCACATATTGGTTCTGGTGGAATTACATTATTTGGAACTGCAACAGAAAGAAATACAGAATCCTACTTTGGTACTGGTCGAGTAAAAGTATTCTCGACACCAATACCTGCATATAGATCATTTGGATATAATGGTAGTGGAAACCTACAAATAACCAGAATTAGTTCTGCAACTATAGGTTTTGGTTTAGTTCATGTTGGTTCTGGATCTCTCTTTGCAATTGTTGGTGGTCAAGAATCTATTACTCAAGAACCACATATTGGTTCTGGTACTATTACCTTATTTGGTGCAGCAACAAATATCAAGAATACAGAATCCTATGTTGGTTCTGGTTCACTCTTCGCATTTGGAACCAAAACAGAAGTCAAGTCCAATGCTCCATCAGCAACAGGTCTCTTCAAGTTCTTTGGATCTTCTCCGCAAGCAATTACTCCCGCACCACATATTGGTTCTGGTCGTATCTTTGCGTTTACTGGAGCAGCAGAATCTACCTCAAGTTCTCTTGTTGCAACAGTACTCTTCAAGTTTGCAGGAAATGCAATTGAGAAGAATACAGAATCTTATGTTGGTACTGGACGCATCTTTGCATTCACTGGTGCATCAGAAGTCAAATCAAATGCTCCATCAACAACAGGTCTCTTCAAGTTTGCAGGAAATGCAATTGAGAAGAATACAGAATCTTATGTTGGTACTGGTTCACTCTTTACCTTCATCAGTTCTACCGAGTCTTCTGCAGCAACCAAGGTTTCAACAGGTCTCTTCAAGTTTACTGGATCTGCAGACGAGAGAAATACAGAATCTTATGTTGGTTCTGGTTCACTCTTTACATTCGACAGTTCAACTTCTGTTGTTTCTGGTTCACTGCTCCCACAGGGAGCACTATTCAGATTTGGTGGTTCTTCCGCAATTGGATTCACTCTAACAGAAGTTGGAGGAGGAACATTCAATCTCAGACAAAGAGTTTCTGGTCTTGATGCTCGTGAAAAACAACGTTATATCTCTGGAATTGAAAGGAACACAGTTGTTCCAAAAACTGATGGTGCGTTATTCAGAGCAACTGGTGTTGTCACACTATTCTTTATCTACGGAGAAGTTGGTTCTGGTTTCATTACCCTTTCTGGAAATGCAAGAACGCAAACAAAACCAGTTCACGTTGGTCAAGGACAACTTTCGATTAATGGTAGTGCTGAAACACCAAGAGCAAGACCATATATCGGAACTGGTTCACTCTTTGGTTTAAATTCTTCAGTAACTGTTGCGGCAAGCAGACCACCAGTAAGTGGAACACTATTCAGATTTACTGGATCTGCAGTAGAGAAGAATGTAGAATCTTATACTGGTTCAACAGAGACAAAACTCTCTGGAAATGCAAATATAATTGCAAGACTGAAGCATATTGGATCTGGAAAAACAACTATATTTGGTTCTGCAATCGAGAAGAATACAGAATCTTATGTTGGTTCTGGACGCATCTTTGGATTTACTGGTGGTGCAGAGTCTATTGGCAGAAAACTACCAGAATTCAAGACTCTATTCAGAATCACTGGTTCTGGTATAGTACGCAATCTTTATACTCACATTGGTACTGGTTCTCTCTTTACGTTTGTCAGCAAGACAGAAACAACCAGTTCTGCAGAGACAAAAACAACACTATTCAAGTTTACTGGATCTGCGGCAGAAAAGAATACAGAATCTTATATTGGTTCTGGTCTTGTTCGATTCCGTACCAGGGATTCAATTCTCGATATCAATGGCAAAGTCATCTTTGTCAGTGCTCAGGAGTCTTCTACTGTTGTACCCCCAACTTCAACTACATTGTTCAAGTTTGGTGGAGCAGCAAAAACAGAAAGAAATACAAACTGGACTACTACTGGAACATTATTTGGTTTTGGTGGTGGTGCAGAAAGAGTATCCTTCACTCCAGCAATTTCAACAACACTATTTGACTTTGTTGGAACTGCCGAAGAAAGAAAGAGTAAGAGTTATGCTGGATCTGGAAGTATATTCGGATTTATTGGTGCTGCAGAATCTTCTGCAGTTGTCAGTACAACTGGTGGACTATTCAAAATTACTGGTTCTGCAAAAGAATCCGTACTTCCAGCAACTTATGTTGGTACTGGTTCACTATTTGCATTTGTCAGCAAGACGGAATCAGTTACATTCTCACCACCAACAACAAATCTATTCAAGTTCACAGGAAATGCTGTCGAGAAGAATACCGAAGCATATTTTGGAACAGGAAGAATATTTGGATTCCAGTCTGCAGGTATCGCAAGAGTTGTTCCTTATGATAGAACACAAATACTCTTTAGACTATCTGGTGTATCTAAAGAAACATTTGGACGTGCTGGTTATGTTGGAATTACTCAAGCACAATTTAATGGAATATCAACAAATAGATATGTTGAATTTGATTCACCAAAACCAATAAGAATATACATAATTTGATAAATAAAGATATACAATCTTTATATCAATGTCAAATACAAAACGAGTTCAACTCAGAAAAGGTACTGAGCAAGAACATGCTTCGTTTACTGGTGCTTTGGCTGAAGTTACCGTTGATACGGATAAAAGTGTAATAAGAGTCCATGATGGTTTGACAACTGGTGGTTTTGAAGTATCAAAAGCAAGATATACACTTATTTCATCAGCAACAACATTAAAGGCAAATACAAAATATCATGCAGATACTACTAATGCCGAATATTCAGTAACTTTACCAACTCTTATCAACACAGGTGACTATATTAGTCTGTTTGATTCAAAATCTTTCTGGAGCATAAATAATCTTATAGTAGTCACTCAAAATAATCAGAAATTTAAAAATGCTTCTGGGTTAATTGATGCCCCACTTGTATGTGATGTTTCTGGTGCTAGTGTCGAATTGATCTGGGAAGGTACTTACTGGAGGGTCTCTGTATGACAATGTTCTTAAGCGGAAGTATGACATCTTCTTCTTCGAGTGGAAGTAATTCATTCAATGATACTTCTACTCTAAAAAAAGAAAATGATTGGTATATTCACGCTCTTCGCAGAGATTCTAGTGGAATGCTTTATTATACACAAGTAAGATCAACTGATTCCAATGTAGTTGGTGATTTTTATAGAACAGATGGCAGTCAGTATCCCGACTTTTTGGAGGGAATTGATTACGTCGAAGAAACTACAGAAGAAAAAACATATACCAATCACCCTGCTGATAAATATCAACAGTTCAGGTTTGATTTTCGAAGAATTTCTTATTTCATCGATGATGATGGATACTTTGTTGCCAGAGTTGGTGGCACATACGATTACAATACCGCAGGACCTAAGTAAGGAATTAAACAAAAATGGCTGATTTTAGATTAGGAAGACTAAAATTTAACTGGAGAGGTGCTTGGACAGCAAGTACAGACTATGTTATTGATGATATCGTTAAGTTCGGTGCGAATACTTATGTCTGTACCCAGAATCACACTTCTGTATCATCAGAAACAAACTGGTACTCAACGGATCTAGCAAAGTGGTCTTTGCACGTTGAGGGTATTGCAAATAGAGGTGATTGGGCACCATCAACTTTTTACAAGATTAATGATTTAGTAAAATTTGGTAATACTCAATATAGAGTAGTTACTTCTTTTGCTTCAACCTCCAATTTCAATTCTTCTAATCTAACTCCATATTTTGGAGGTTTCAATTATGAAGGAGCTTGGAACTCAGGAACAGCATATCAAGTAGGGGATGTTGTTCTATACGGTGGAAACAACTATGTTTCCAAAACATTAAACACCAATAAAGCACCAAGTTCTAATACATCCGATTGGGATACACTATCAACTGGTTTTGATTTTATTGGAGCATATTCAACCACTACTTCATACCTTCCAGGTGAAGTAATTCGTTTTGGTGGTTATTCTTACGTTGCTAAGGAAGAAGTTGGTGCTGGAATGACCAGCAATCCAGTTCAAGTTCCTAACAAGTGGGATTTAATTGTTAAGGGATTTGAGTGGAAAGGTGCATGGTCATCAGTCACCACATATCAACAAGGTGACACAATTTATAGAAATTCAAACAGTTATGTTAGTATTGCATCAACTAACTTTAATAATGACCCTGCCACAGATTCTCTCGGCACATATTGGAATCCATTAACTCAGGGTTCTGCAACTAATGTTCTTTCTGCAACTGGTGATATTATTTACCAATCTGGTGCAGGTCCAGCATCTCTCCCAATTGGAACTAATGGAAAAGTATTAACTGTTTCTCCATCAGGAGTGCCAGTTTGGGAAACAAATAATGTAACTTATCCAGTTTTCTATGTAGCAGAAGAAGGAAGTGATTCCAATGACGGTAAGAACATTAATCGTGCATATGCCACAATTAAACATGCATGTGGAATCGTAACTGGTCCAGCAACAATTTATGTAAAAGCAGGAACTTATGAAGAGCAACTTCCTATTACAGTTCCACCCAATGTAACAATTGTAGGTGATAACCTAAGAACAACAAAGATAGTACCAGCAGCAGGAAATTCAAATCATCAAGTTTTAACTTTAAACTCTGCTCCATCAACTGCTATGCAGTATGGTGCAACTATTGCTAATGGTGCTGGAACTAAAACTGCTAGAATTTTAGATTTCAACTTTTCACAGACAAAGGTAGAAATTGAACCACTTACTGGTGGTGTATGGGTATCAGGTGTTGATACTTGGGAAAATGGCGCCTCTGATATTACTGTAGATAATGCAGTTACCTTGACTAATGCTCAATCAACAATGTTTATGCTTAGTGACAGAACTATGCTTAAGGACATTGTTATGGACGGAATGACTGGTTTTGTTCCTGCTGGTGTTCTCAAAACTGCAACTGCTTCAATTTCTGGGACAATTTTAACCAATTCAACCGCAGAAATGGAACCAGATTTGGTTGGAACTGTCATTAGTGGAACTGGAATTGCAGTTGGAACCAAAGTAGTAACATATCTAAGTACAACACAGGTAGAAGTAGATACTGCACAAACAGTTTCATCCACACCTATAACATTTACTGCTAGTGATAGAGATTTAAATAATGCAACAGTTCGTGGTGTATTTGTAAAACTGAATCCAAATTCACCAATTACAAAATCACCATACGTTTCTAACTGCTCTGCGTTTTCAACTGGTGGTGTTGGAGCAGTAGTCGATGGAAAAGTACACAAACAATACGATAATACTCCACAAAGATCTAATAAGTCTATCGTTTTTGACTCTTGGACAAATATCCATGACAATGGTGTTGGATTCTGGATTACCAATAATGCTGCAGCAGAAATGGTTTCCTGCTTTACTTATTATGCACATGTTAGTTACTGTTCAACTCGTGGAGGAAGAATTCGTTCTCTCGCAGGAAACAGCTCATGGGGCAACTATGCTATTGTCAGCTCTGGATATAACACTGATGAATCATTCTTATCTGGAACAGTAGAAGGTCTTCAATTAAAGTATAATGTTGAAACAATCACTGCTCCTGGATTTACTCAAGGAGAAAGAATTATTGGTGCAACTTCAGGAGCAGTTGGGGAATTAACCTCCGTCCAGACTTCTATTGCCGCACTTTATTATAGTGTAGTTACATCTGGACCAAATGGTTCTGGATTTAGACAGAACGAACTGATTACTGGACAAACTTCTGGAACTCAAGCATTTTTAACAAATAATACTGATGCAAACGTTGGACAAAGTGGTTTCACTATTGTTGTAAGAGGTCTTCAGAATAATCTTCAAACAGGTGGAAGTGTCGAGTTCGTAACTGGTAGTGGAAACGGTGGTGTTATTGGAACTGCGGCAACTACAATTACTGGTGCAGATCCATTTACCTATGTTATCCAGAACGTAAGCTATGTTGCTCCAGATGGCAGAGGAAATATTGGTGTAAATAGAGCACAACTCACCACAACTGCAGCAAAGCATTTTGGTACTAATAATAATATTAGAAATTATCCTTGGACAAACGTTATTGCAACAGTTGCGGCTCCAATTGGTACTAATGATACTCAAATTGTTGTAAGTTCAACTGCAGGATTCTTCCAAAATGGATTTGTGCTAACACCAACAAATGAATTAATGAAGATTGTGAGTTTGGATTCATCCATTGCAATGACTGTATTGAGAGCACAAGAAGGAGCAGGAATTGCAACTGGTTATTCAAATGGAACATCATTCAGAGCAATTGGAGTCGCAAATACTATTTCTGGAACTCAAATCATTAAGGACCAGACTCCTGTACAATCTTTCGTGAGAGTAAATAATGTAACTGGTTTTAGTACAGATAACTTTATTAAGATTGATAGTGAATTCATGAAAGTTACTTCTATTGGTATCGATACCACAGGAAGAACTACATTGATTCTCGCAGAAGAAAAAGCAAATAAAACTTACGATGAGCAAGTATTTAGAATCAGATACTTGTATTCACAAGTTAGATTGACTGGTCATGACTTCTTGCAGATTGGTACTGGTGGAACATCAACAACCAATTGGCCTGGTGTACCAACAGTAGATCCAATCCCATCAAGAGAAGTTACAGAAGATTATCCTGGTCGTGTTTACTACGTATCCACCGACCAAAATGGTAACTTCCGTGTAGGTAAGTATTTCCGTGTTAACCAGGCAACTGGTGCAGCAACATTGAATGCTTCTGCGTTCGACCTTTCTGGTCTAACCTCATTGAGATTGGGTTCTATCGGTGCTCAGTTGGGAGCTCAAATTAATGAATTCTCTACTGATATTACACTCTCTCAAAATAGTAATGAAAAAGTTTCCACTCAAGCGGCAGTGAAGGCATACGTTGACAATACAATTATTAAATCAAGACCATTTACTTATTGGGTTGCAACTTCTTGATTGTTGTGCATTATAAATATTTGCATATAAGATTGAATAAACAAAGATTGGGAGATTTAAATGGCATCTGGAGTACTAGGACAAGTAGCACTTGCTTCTACAACTTTCACAACAGTTTATACTGTTCCTACTAACACACTTGCATACGTTAATGTTAACGTGGCAAATAGAAATGCTACTGACATTGCTGTTCGTGTAGCAATTGCAGCAACCGCAACACCAACAAATGCTGAATTTATTGAATTTAATTCTTTTATTGCACCCAATGGTGTTCTGGAGAGAACTGGATTAGTTTTGGATGCTGGCAAAAGAGTAATTGCTTTCTCTAATTCCAGCAATGTAAGCGTTAACGTTTACGGTGTTGAGCAATCCACACTTTAATTAACAACCATATAGGAGTAATTTAGAACAATGGGACGTTTCATTTCTGCACCAACATTTACGACAGAAGTTGTAACTGTAAGTACTACACCATTTACTGCAATATCTGGCAGAACTTATCTTGTTGATACAACAAGCACTGCTATTACAATTAATATTCCAAGTGCTGATACAGCAAATATTGGAGATAGAGTTTCCATCGTTGACCCAACAGGGAACTGGAGAACAAATTTCTGCACTGTAGGAGTCAATACAACAACTACAAAAATTGCTAACTTGAATGAGCCCCTAATATTAAATATTCCTAATAATGCTGTAGATCTTCTTTATTCTGGCTCACAATATGGATGGGTTCTTCTGAACGCATGATAATTGCCAAAAAAATTAGGGGAGATATAAAATGGCAAATTTAAGAGATTTAATTAGTTATACCGACCAACAACAAATTGCGTCATTCCAAACAACAGGAATTAGTACGGTTCCATCAACACCTATTAGTTTTCCTGGTTCTGAGTATCATCAAGTACAATTCAGAACCCATTGCGCTGTAAATAGATTTAGGTATTTTGAATGCTATGTTTGGAGACCACCAGCGGGAACTACCTTTATCAAGTTCGAAATTTGGGGTGGAGGTGGTGGAGGACCTGGTACATGTTGCTGCATGTGGGGAACTCCTGGTGGATCTGGTGCATATGCTTTTAAGTGTATTTGCACTGGATTTGATTTAGGTGGACAGCCATACGAAATATGTGTTGCATCTGCTTCTTGCTGCACACCAGTCCAGTGGGGGTCTCGTGGATGTAAGTCATTTGTAGTTGGATGCGGATTGAACAACTTCTGTGCGGAAGGTGGTTTTGGTGGTGCATCATTCTGTTCAAACTGCATGAACAGAGAAAGCACTTTTGAAATGTATTGCATATGTGATTATTGTCACTCATGTAATGAAAGCCAAGCAATGCCATATGGTGGACACATGTGTGAAGCTTGTGGTCCTCACTGGGGAAATTGTGGACATTCTTGCTTTACTCCTGGTGGTGGTATTGGAAATTATCCACTTGAGTATCAAGACGTAACAGAACTCCAATATGATTTAATTGGTGCTGGAACTACATTCGGTTCAAATGGACGTAGAGTTTATTATGGTCATGGACTCAATCCTTGCTACGGTGGTCTATGCACCAATCAATGTGCTTATTGTGCTCCATTCTATGGTGCTGATGGTGGAGCAAGAGGTCTTCCTGGACTGTTAGGTTCACCATGCAATCAAGCAATGGACTGGTGTATGGTTCTTCAGTATCATCCATTCCCTGGTGGACTAATTAATACTAGAGGTGGTTATCTTCCATATAGACATGCATCTATGAATCTTGCTGGTGCAGATGGTGCCCAATATAGATTCTCAGATTACTTTGGACATAGTTCTCTACGTGCAGAAGAAGGTATTGTTGGGTTGGGTGGAAGATCAGCTTCTTCAGAAAGTGGAAACTGCTATTGTGGTGGTCCAGGACATTCTGGAATGGTTCGTATCACTTACGGTTAATAGGAGATTTTAAATGGCTAGATTAAGAGAATTATTAAATACAGAAAATCAAGTTGAACTCCAACAAAGAGTGTGCGGATTTCGTTCCACCCAATGGGGAAATGGATGGGGCAATACTCTTGTAGAGGGTTTTGATATGTTTTTTGGTGGACACTGTTGGCTTACTCCCTGTGATACCAATTACAGGCAGTGGTGTGGTGGATTTTGTGTCTATCCTGGAGTAACTACCGTCCAATTCCACATTTGGGGTGGTGGAGGAGGTGGTGCAGGAGGATGTTGCTGTATGCAAGGAACTCCAAGTGGTTCTGGTGCATATGCAATGAAGACTCTTTGTGCAAGTGACATGGGACTAAATTCCTTAGGGGGTCTTTGTTATCTATGGTGCCTTAGTCCACCATCAACTTGCTCAGCAGCCTGCTTAGGTAGTACTGGATGCAAAACATGGATTACTGGATGTGGACTTACTAACTTCTGTGCTGAAGGTGGAATGCCAGGCAGAACATGTTGTTTCATTTACCATGATGCCCATGGTTCTAATATAACTGGAACATATGGTCCTGGAGGAACAACTGGAACAACACCAAGAAACTCATTAGGTTGCTATTCACTAGATCCAGTTCCTGGTACTTGCAGAGCTTGTGATTGTGCTTGTTTTTATGGAGCAGATTTCGGTGTTCCTGGAAGAATGGGATGGTTCCGTGTAGATTGTATTTGTGGAAATAATTGCTTTGTAAGACTTGGAATTCCTCAACCAGGCGGAGTCCGTGACAGAGAAACAAGATATGTTATTAATAGAAATCCAGGAAATGCTTGCTGCAATGAAAGAGCACAATGTTGGTTGGGTGAATGGCCTGGAAATGGTAACTGTAGTATGGGAATGAGAGGAGCAGGTCACCCCTCCGTAACTGTATGTGCTGGTGGTTGCTGCGTTGCTGCACCTGGAACAGCTGGTCTAATTAGAATCACCTATAGATAAATACCTTTAAGAGGAAATATTAAAAATGGCAAATCTTAGAACTCTGTTGGGTTCAGCAGAACCAAATTTCACAGGAATTCATTCAGGTGGTATTGGAAGACTCAGAGAGGGTCAAGTAACTTATTTCATGGCACACATGTGCGGTAATACCGATGGTAGTTATGAAACCACTTGTTGTCAAGCACCAGCAGGTGACTATACGATGGGTTTTAACAATTTTGTATATTGTTGCTGGAAAGTTCCTTCATATCCTGGAGCAGGTACAACTGCAATTACCTTTGAAATTTGGGGTGCTGGTGGCGGTGGAGCAGGTGCTTGCTGCTGTGCTTACGGAATTCCTGGAGGTGCTGGTGCATATGCATTCAAAACCGTTGTTGGTGTAGCATCTGGAACACCATATGTCTTTAGAATTGGTTCACCAACATGTAAAGTTCCTGATGTTACTGGTTTAAGAGGTGAATGCACTACAGTAACTGGAACTGGACTTACTGGATTTTATGCTGAAGGTGGATGGGGTGGTTGCTCATTCTGTATTACTCAGTTTTGTGGTAAGAAATGTTATTGGAAAACTGCAATAGGTGCTTCTGAAGGATTTGGTGGAACTGACAATATTGTAGGTCTTAATACTTCGTGTGTTGGATGTTGTGCTCGTTATTTTGGTGCGGATGGTGGGGCATTTGGTCTTCCTGGTGCTTATGGTCTGTTCTGCCACCAAAACCGTTGCTGGAACTTGTACCACATTGCTTATCCAGGAGGATTAGTAAACCAAAAAGGTGGTTGGGTCTCATCACACCAATGTGAAAATTCTACTTGCGGAAACTGGAATCAAACATGGGCAGCAGGTAATTTAGGTTTTGGTGGTTATATTGAACATAATTATGTTCCTGGTTTAGGTGGTGCTTCTGCAACTGTATGTGCGGGTGGTTGCTGCTGTGGAAACCCTGGTTGGGCAGGTGCAGTACGTGTAACCGTAAGGTATGTTTAATTAGATTTAAATAAATAAAAAACAGGAGAAAGGTTAAGTATTATGGCAAAAACGACTAAAAAATTCACATATAATATACCAGACGATTATTTGCTGCAAACAAATAAACTTGGTTTGACTGCTGAATGGACTTATGAAGGTCCAGACAAAGTTTATGTTATGATACTTAAAGATACCAAAAAAATTAATAGCATGTTGGGTTGGATGTTATATGAGGATGATAGAACTAGAGAAGAAAATGACGCAGCTGCAGATACTTTCTCTGGTTTAGCATATGATTATGCCTTGATTGACGTAGAAGAAGAACCCTTACTTTTAGCAGCAGTTGTTGGTAATTCAATAGGTCCATCTATAGACGAAGTACCACATAAGACGTATACTTTGGATGGAGAGACAGAACCATTTTATACTAGACCAAATCCACCATATCCAAATAAAACAATTGAAGTGGGAGAGGTTGAATTTGATTTCGAAACTAAAGAATGGAAAAAACCATTCCCATGGAAAAAACCACATATTACAAAAGAAGAACTTTTGTATGCCTTAGAGTCAATCAAAGAACTAGAAAAACAAGTAGAAACAACTGGATTTACTTCCACACAAAAGACAAAATGGGCAGCATATTTAACTGCACTTGATAATGTTACAGTTAAATATGCAGACTATTTAGATACTCCTTGGATGGTTCCATTCCCATCGAATCCAATGGGATTGGATAATTGGAGTGCATCAAATGGAAATGCATTTGGTATTGATAACAAAACAGGAACAGAAGCACCTCCAAAACCAGAAGGTCCAGTTGAATATGTTGATGGTAAACCGTATAGAGACGGAAAAGAAATTGATATCTCGACTATAGAACCACCACAAATTAGTGATTCAGCAGAAGAAGAAGAAAATACAGAAGAATCAGAAAACTAATAATTGACTGTTTTAATTTTGAACTGCTAGAATAAAGGAGGGGGAAAACCCTCCTTTTTTTATATAATAAATAAAATTGTATAATTAAAACATCATCATTTGTTTGAGGCGATAAAATGAGATCAAAAGCATTTTTTGTAAATGGTGGGGCAGGCAGAGTGATTTGCTCGATACCAGCATTTGAAAAATACCAAGAAGAAAACCCAGATAAAGACTTTTTGATTGTCTGCGAAGGAGGCACAGATTTCTTCAAAGGACACCCAACTCTTTTCCAAAAAGTTTACGACCATTGGCACAAAAATCTCTTCAGAGATAAACTGAAGGATATGGACATCGTTACAACAGAACCATATCGTATCTGGGAATACTATAATCAAAAGTGTAATCTATCTCAGGCTTTTGATATTCAAATCAATGGTAAAGGCGTTCGAGAACTTCAAAAACCGACCATTAAACTTTCTAGACAAGAAATGATTAATGGTAAATTTGTAGTAGAGGAAGTTAAGCAAAAAACAAAGAAAGAAAAAGTTGTAGTCTTCCAACCATTTGGACGTGGAACT